GCCTTCCATAAAGATTTCGCCCTGAAATTCAAGTCCAAGAATATCTCTGTAGAAAGCAATCGAACGATCCAAATCAGAAACGCTTAATCCAACGTGATAAATTCTTCCAACCATATTTTCTTCTCTCCAATAATTTCTTTTTTTATCGAATCCCGATTTGTAGCTGAGAATATCCCAGCCTTTTTCTGCAGATAAGTATAACAGAAAAAGGCTGTGTTCTCAATCAGAATCGGTCGAAGTCTTCCTGTGTGGCAAGCTCAGCATACTTATAATCATCGTTCCGGCTCTCACTGTACATATCATTGATAAGGCCTATCGACAGCATATCAAGATCTGCCATCGATAAACCTAACTGCACACATCGTAGCAGAAACAGCGGGGTCGTCATTTCACGCTCTGTCGGACGAAGTTTTTTTTAGCTTCTACATCCGTTTTTACATTCAGTCCCCACAGTTCAATAAGCTGCGGAAGAACCTGATAAATTGAAAATGTATTGAAATTATCGAGCCACTCTTCCGGTGTGTCCGGAATGCTTGGATCCGCATGCTTGGCCATAATAAATGCTATATTCTCGAACATCTCAAGAGAAAACATATCAAGGTTTGATGATTCCTCTTTTCCATCTCCAATACTCTTTTCAAGCACTGCCAGATCCTTATAAATATCCCTCTGGAACTTTAATCTGTAGATTCTTGGAATGGCTGCACTTGCCTTGAATGCAACCATCTGTCCGTCAATTTCTATATCCTTTCTGATACCCATGTCTTAGTCCTCCCTATGATACACTCTTGGTTGATTTTGCTGACTGCTGCTCCAGTGCCGGAGTTGCAGCCGGAAGATACACACTCTTATACCAGTTGTTATAAACTGTATCTGTCGTGGAATCTCCTGTCTTTGCCTTGACATATCCGTCTGCCATCGGTCTTGCCTTTACTGTCAGTGTTTCTGTCTGCACTTCCTTATCTTCCTCATTGGTCTTTGACTCAATGGTCGGACGGGATGCGGAACAGTTATAAAGCACATGGCGGATTTTACGGATATCACCATCAAATTCAAAAAGCAGTGCAAAGCTGCCTGTTTCAGAATTTGCATTCTCCACAAGAACCTTATTGGCATCCTGCTCCTCTTTTAAGATATCAGTTCTGAACGATTCCGGAATCATGGCAAGCTCAAGGTCACCATCATATCCCTGATTGTTGTTGATTACATAATACTCAATACCATCTGCATAGAATGATTCCGGCTCTCCTGTCGGATCCATGCTGATGGATACTGCACCGGGCATTGGTACAGGTGTTCCAAAACTGACCGTGCCTTCCTCTGCAACCGTAATCGGTGCATAATGCACATTGCAGATATTAAATTTGACTTTGTTCTTTTTATTAGCCATCTTCTATACCTCCATCTGATAAAGCACCTCATACAGATTTTCAGTTTCTATCCATACTTCGCTTTTTTCATAAAAAATACCGTGCAGATCAAGCACGGCTTCTACTGTAAATTCCAGTTCCGGATTTTTCAAATCCGTATAAATTTCTATATTCAGACGGCTGGATTTATAATATACCCTACCGTCTGCCGGGAAATTGCTGCTTCCCGGATAAAGAAATACTGCAAAAGGCGGTTCCGGGGATTCGCCTTCCACAAAATGGTCATAAGCAAACGGAAGATTCATTTCTTCCATCATTGCCACAACTTCTTCATGTGTCATGAACGCAGCCCCCTTTCAATCTTCAGCAGAAGCTCCCTGTTTCCTTTTGCCTCTGCCGGGGCAATATGCTCCCTTCCGGCTACCCTGCCACCGCCCCGCTTTGCATGACCATGCTCCAACAGGTGGGCGATCTGGTATCTGTCCTTGGAATGGACAGTCATCGTGAGGGAATTACTGCTTTCCGCTGTCTTTTTCACGGTCCAGCTCTTTTTGTACCGGCCGGTACGCTTTGGGGCATTTGCCTGAATGTCTTTCTTTACCGTCTTGGATACATCTTTTACCGCATCCTTGACCGTATCCGTTGCAAGGTCTGCATACTCTTTGAGTCCGTCCATGATTGCATCCGCAAGACCGTCAACGGTCGTTCTTCTCTCTGCCATTCCATCACCTCTTTATCAGGGCAGCCCTTATCCTTACTGATTTGTTTTTGTACTGCACGTTATCAACGAATGTAATATTATAAAGTCTTCCACGGAAAACTATGCGGTAATGCTCCGTATCAAGTCCTGACACCTCACTGCAGTACCGGATAATAAAATCCAGTTCTGTTTCTGCATTGACCTGTTTTGCTTCCCAGTATTCCTTACCGGACAGATTGTTTGCATAGGAAAAACACTTATAGTGATCTTCCCACACAAGCATGTGGTTTCCCGTCTTATCTGTTTTGGTACTGCTTTTCTGTATCGTGATCCTCTCACGCATGAGTTCAATCATCAGAATCTCTCCTTCCTGATCCCAAAGAGCAGATATTTCAGTGTTTCCGTCATTGTCTTATGATCGGCTTCTTCCCTGTGCTCATACAGATAAGCAATGGCATACAGTTCCGCAGTACGGATAAGTGCCTCATGCCGTTTTAGTCCTGCCCGTGTACGTCTTGTCACATTTAAGATCAGGCTGTCGGATGTCTCCATCAGACGGAGGATGAGATCATCCTCGTCTGACGAATCGACCCTGAGATAACCTTTGGCTTCCTCAAGCGTTACGAACATCCGTCCACCTACTTTCCGGCAGCCTTGATATCAAGTGTCTTAACTGCCTCGGAAAGGATCAGCTTGCCGTCCACACGCTCGGAAGCAAGGAATCCGACCTGACCCGTTGTAGCATAAAGCTCATTCAGTCTCTTGAAACTTCTGCCCTGACGATCAGCAATCCAGTAATAACTGTAATCACCAAATGCCATGACACGGCTTCCTGCTGCAAGCTCCGGCACATAAATGGATGTGCGGTACGGACGGTTGAGGATCCTGTCCGGCTCTCCTTCCCTTACGGACGGCTGCCAGATATAATTTCCGTTTCCATCCTTCAGCTTTCTGATTGCCTTTACGGTCGAATCATTAAGAAGCCACACTGCCTTGTTACGGTATGGAGCACGCAGGGAGTAATAAAGATCCATGACATCATCAAATGTAATGGAAGTATTATTGGCAGTAACCCCTGTCTCTGCACCGCCTGTGGCATTGAAGATTCCGGTAGGTTTTCCCTTGCCGTCACCGATAAAGAATGCTTCCTCTTCCTTTGTACCGATTCTTCTTCCGAACTCCCTTGAAATATACTGCTCAATATTGAACACACTGTCATTTAAGAGTTCATCGGACACCTTGATCATGGTTGCCAGCTTATAAGCACTGATGGATGTCTGACCGAAGCTGTCATCAGATTCAGGGAACTGTCCGCCCTCATCGATCCATGCTGCCTCGCCCTTTGATGTGACGATAGGGATCTTGCGGTCACCGCTTGAAGTCTTGATGACGGTTGCAAGGTTACGGAAAAATACTTCCTCTTCCAGTGCTTCCACGAGTTTCTTCTCATACTCATCCGGTACGAGATATCCGCCCTCGGAATCCGTACCAATGGAAAGGGCATTCTGTACTTCGTATGACATCTTGTTTCTCATACTGTTCCAGAATGCCTTTTTATACTCATCCGTTGCCCTTCCTGTCTTTGTATCACCGTCAGTCTTTGAATTCGGCTGATTGGTGATCGGTGTGCTTGTTGCCTTTGCAAGCTCTGCATCGATGGCAGCCTGTCTTTCCAGTCTCTCGATCTCTTTTCCGAGATTTACGACATCTGCTTCCATCTTGTCATAAGTGGCTGCATCCTCTGCGGATACAAATCCTTCCTGCGTTCTCTTGGCATCAAGGAATGCCTTTGCAGCATCCCAGGCCTTTGCTCTCTTTTCTCTTAACTCTAAAATCTTACTCATCTTGAAATCCTCCTTAATGTGTTAAAAGACTCAGTCTTTTTTCCAACTGGTTAACTGGTATCATGGCATCCGTATGGGATACCTTGGAAAGGAACGATTCATTCATCGCCTTTGTGGAAAACATCATGGAATCCTGCTGGAACGGGAGCTTCTTTTTCTTCTCCTTTTCCCCGTCATCCTTTTTCTCCTCTTCCTCTCCTTCACTGCCTTCGTCCGGCTTTTTCTCCGGCTCTTCCGGCTCTTTCTTTTTCTCATCCTCATCGGAATCAAAAAGGATCTTATCTGCAAATCCAAGCTCCACGGCTTTCTTGGCATTAAACCAAGTCTCGTCATCCATCATGTGCGAGAGCCTTGCACGGGTAAGCCCGGTCTTGGACTCATAAGCATTTAAGATGGACTCCTTGACTTCATTCAGCATTACGATTGCCTTCTGCATATCCTTTGCCTCACCCATTGCCATAGTCGCAGGATTGTGGATCATCATCATTGCCACAGGAGATACACATACTGTATTTCCCGCCATCGCAATAACGGATGCTGCCGAAGCTGCAATGCCGTCGATCTTGACGGTCACGCTTCCCTTGTAGTCACGGAGCATGTTGTAGATCTGTGCTGCTGCGAACACATCACCGCCCGGAGAATTGATCCATACCGTGATATTTCCGCTTCCGGCATTCAGCTCATCCTTGAAAAGCTGCGGGGTAACTTCATCCCCGTACCATGTTTCATCCGAGATCATGCCATTTAAAAAGAGCGTCCTTTCCATATCAGGCACGCTCTCATCTTCATTCTTTATCCAGTTCCAAAACTTCCGCTTCATCGTTTACCTCTCTTTCTGCTGTTTTCCTGTGCCGGGAGTTTTTCTTCTTCCTTCTGCTGTCCGTTGTCCGCTCCCGCAAATGCCCCTGCATCCGCAAGTTTGGTCATTGCACCGTTCACAAGATACAGGTTGCCTCCTTCCTCATCAGGGATAGGGTTCATGTTCTCCATTTCACGGATGTCATTGGCAGAAAACCAGCCGTTCTGTCTTCCGACTGCATAGCCGTTCATCCTCGACTGATAATCCCCACGGAGAAGTCCGTCCACATTCAGCTTAATGAAATACTTTCCCTTTTCTCCCGGCAGAAGGAGCGATCTCTGGAGCGACTGCTCCCACCGGATCACCCAAGGGTCCAGTGTGTATTTCACAAACTCCAAGGACTGCTGCTCTATATTCGAAAAGCTCGACTTATCAAGGTCACCGACCATGTGTGGCGGTATCCTGTAAAGTCTTGCTATTTCATTTATCTGGAATTTCCTTGTCTCAAGGAACTGTGCTTCTTCCGGCGGTATTCCTATCTGCTGGTACTTCATGCCTTCCTCAAGCACTGCGATCTTGTGTGCGTTATTCACACCACGATACACGGAGTTCCAAGATTCCCTGACCTTGGACGGATCCTTCAGCACTCCCGGATGTTCCAGAACACCGCCCGGATTCGCACCGTTTGCAAAGAAACTCGCACCGTATTCCTCACAGGCAAGCGTCATGCCGACAGCATTCTTTGCCATCGCAATCGGTGAATAACCGATCAGTCCGTCAAATCCAAGTCCCGGAATGTGAAGTACATCCTCGGCTTTCAGCTTGATATTGCCGTATTCCTTGAACATGGGATTTTCATCACTGTTTCTGGAATACACATAATAGATATTTCCCCTGTCATCCCTCTGCACTTCCATCTTGTCAGGAAGAAGCGGATACAGGCCAAGCACCCTTCCGGCACCATCCCTTATGATCTGTGCATAGGCATTTCCCCATATTAAAAGATGACTCATCAGTGTTTCCCTGAACACAAATGAAGTCATCTCCGGGTTCGGCTCATCATGGAGCAGATAATATAAAGGATGGTCATGCACCAGCTTCTTGCCTCCGTCATTCTGATACTCATATACATGAAGCGGTAAGGATGCGATTGCTTCCGCAAGGATCCTGACACAGGCATATACTGCCGTTGTCTGCATTGCAGTTCTTTCATTCACTGGCTTTCCGCTTGTTGTCCGTCCGAACAGGAACGAATATCCGGCATCAGCCGCCTTATCCACAGGCTTATCCCTCGCCTGTCCGAAACCAAATAAACTCTTAATTCCCATGTGACACCTCCTAAAAACAGGTACAAAAAAAGCACCTCCGAAGAAGTGCCGTTTCCGTATTATCTCTGATAACTGTTCAGTCTTGGAAATTCTTTTCCATTCCTGTAGTAATAATATTTTCTCAGTGCATTCTGCATTGGATTTTTCTTTGGATTCTCAAGCGGTTTCAGTTTTACCAGTGAATCATACATTAGGTCATCATCTGCCACTATCACTTCCAGATCCATTCCAAGTATCTCCTCTGCTTTCAGTGCAAGGGATTTCCTTGTCTGTGCACCATGCTCACCACTGAGTTTTGGATCATGTTCCATACTGTTCATAAAAAATTCTTCCTGCATGCGTATGCCCCCTGTGCTTTTTCTTTATATTAGCACAGAAACGTGCAGCCGGATTATGATTTTAAAGAATCATACACGGCTGCATCAGAATACGAGAATGCCACGGTCATCATACACACTTCCGTCACTGCCCTCATTCCTGATTGCACGATCAAGTGCCATGACGGTTGCAACGGCCCCATCAATCTTCTCCGTGGATTTTTCCTTATCCATTTTGATATTCCCTGCAGGATCCTGACGGACAAACACGTTATCCATCATCCACCGCAGTACCTTATGTCCGCCATGTGCTATCCTCTCTTCAAGTGTCAGCTTCATCAGCTCCTTGGTCGGAGGACTCATATCCTTATACCCCTGTCCGAACGGAACAACGGTAAATCCCATACCCTCAAGGTTCTGTACCATCTGCACAGCTCCCCACCTGTCAAATGCAATCTCTTTGATATGAAATTTTGTTCCCAGCTCATCAATGAACTGCTCGATAAATCCATAATGGATGACATTGCCCTCGGTGGTCTGAAGACATCCCTCGGCTGCCCATACATCATATGGGACATGATCCCTTCTGACACGCAGCCTCATGTTATCTTCCGGTATCCAGAAATACGGAAGTATCATATATTTTTCCATATCATTTCTTGGCGGGAACACCAGCACGAATGCCGTGATATCCGTAGAACTTGAAAGGTCAAGTCCGCCATAGCATTCCCGTCCGAGAAGTTCTTCCTCATTTACGGCAAATGCACAGGCATCCCATTTATCCATCTGCATCCATCGTGTGCTCTGCTTTACCCACTGGTTAAGACGGAGCTGACGGAATACATTCTCCTCTGCTGCATTTTCCTTTGCACTGATATAGGCATTCTGCACTTTTTCAATATCTATCGTATAGCCGAGTGAAGGGTTGGCTTTATACCACACATCCTCACTCGACCAGTCATCGTCATCGGAAGCACCATATATCACGGGATAAAATGTCGGATCGATTTTTCTTCCCTCAATGATATCCAGAGCCTTCTGATGCTGTTCAAAACACACAGAATTTCTGTCTGTTCCGGCTGTTGTGATCAGGAAGAACAACGGCTGTGTTCTTGCATCACCGGAACCCTTGGTCATAACATCAAACAGTTCTCGGTTCGGCTGTGCATGCAGTTCATCAAAGATCACCGCATGGACATTCAGACCGTGCTTGGTATATGCCTCTGCCGACAGTACCTGATAGAAACTGTTGGTCGGTTTATAAACAAGTCTCTTTACGGACATGACAGGCTTTATCCTCTTTTTCAGTGCCGGACACTGATCCACCATGTCCACCGCAACATCAAATACGATGGAAGCCTGCTGTCTGTCGGAAGCGCATCCATATACCTCTGCTCCCCACTCACCGTCACCGCATGTCATATACAGTGCAATGGCTGCTGCCAGTTCGGACTTTCCGTTTTTCTTTGGTATCTCACAATAACAGGTGTTGTACTGCCTGTATCCGTTTTCCTTTACTGTCCCATAGATTGTGCGGATGATCTCATCCTGCCAAGGCAGAAGTTCAAAAGGTACTCCCCTCCACCGTCCTTTGGTGTGTTTCAGGCAGTTGATAAAATTCACCGCATGATCCGCTTTTGCTTTATCAAACATTACTTTGCACCGCCTTTCACAAGCAGAAGCTCCATTTCATCGTTCTGCTTGTCTTCCCCGTTATCCGTTGAAATACGGCTTCTTGCGGACGGTGTAAGGCCGAACTGCTCACAGAACTTATTCATGATCTTCAGATAGGTCTGGGCAATGGATACCTGTGGTACCTGCTGCCAGTAACCGCTCGGAGTCTTCACGATTGCACCATGCTGTGTGATGAATTCCTCTGCTTCTTTCCATCTGGCATATGCCTGACAGTATCCTGCGAATGCTGCCATGTCTATTTCCGTCAGGATGCCGAGATGCTCCAGTTGTTTCGCCATCCTTTTCCATTCTTTCTTTGCCTCGTCCTCAAGCCATGCCGGACAGCGCGGGGTCTTTTTCTCTGGCTTCGGTTCGCTCGTGTTAAGGCTTCTCTTGCCCGGATTTCCCTCAAGCACCTTTACTGCCGTAGGCTTTGGTTTTCTTCCTCTCTGTGCCACTGTCCTCACCTCCTCGTAAAAATGGGCATAATAAAAGACCTCCGGAGAGGTCCTTTGCTTTGTTATCCGTGTGATTTTAAAGTGTCATTCTGATTGCCGGGATCCTTGCTTTTTCCCCGGTCATAAAATCTGTGTATCCTGCGTTCACCTCGGTAAGTCCCGCCATCTTTATTCCTTCTTTTTCAAAAGCTGCAAGTGTTTCGATGAGTCCTGAAAAGGTGCTGCTTATCGTAAATTCCTTGATTCCGTTTTCTCTTAAGGTCTCTGCGATCTCTGCAATGTCATGATCCCAGATGGTATCCGCAAAATCGAGGTCTTCGTTTCCTGTGTATTCAAGGTTTCTGTATGCTGCAAACACCGTTGCATTGATTCCGTAATCCTTAAGGCTTCCTCCCTCTTTGATGGCTCTTTCAAAAATTTCAATCTTCTTCATGGTTTTGTTCCTCCGTTTTCTTTGTTTTCCCTTTCGGTAGGTACATATTCGCTCTAAACGCTGATTATATCCAGTTATTTCAGCACCATAATGTACACAAAGATAACGGCAGTACATTGTGACAATGTACATGATAAAAGGCAGGGGATCATGCCCTGCCCTTCCTGTTATTTTACCTTGGTGAGTGCCCATGCCATCGCATGTCCGGTATCCTCAAATCCTTCTTTTCTTTCGATTCTTGAAATTCTGCACTCGCATCTTCCTAGTCCGGTTTCTTCCGGAGTCTCGACCAGCTCGTAAACCTCTGCAACGCTTCCCTTAAAGCAATGGTCCCATACCGCAACCGTGTAATCCCCGTAATCAAGAACTGCTGAATTCATGCATCCGTAAAGTTCCATTCCTAAATTCTCTGCTGTTGTGATTTTTGTTTCCATCATATGTTCCTCCGTTTTCTTTTTTCCCTTTCGGTAAGTACATATTCACTCTGAATGCAGATATTATCCAGTTATATCTGCTTCATAATGTACACAAAGATCCGCCGGAGGAATTGTACATATTACCGCTGTGACCTGTGGATGGTTTCAAGGATCTGTTCCTGTTCCGATGTCCCGACACCGATGCTCTCAAGAGCCTCACGTGTGCCACAGTCGGGGCAGATAAGCGTTGTTCCGTCAGTCCTTGATAAGGCGGGCGGTGCTGCGTATCTTTCCCCGCACCGTGGGCATATCCGTATCCGCAGTATTTCACTCTTCATGTCCTGACACCTCCACCGCTTTTATCTGTGCTTCGGAAAGGTAGTGCTCATCAAATCCGAAGCTGGCATACCCCTGAAGGCATGTGCTTACATAGGAAAGGGAAGGTACTCCTATCTTCCGTTCTTCATGCATGATATACACAAAGCACTTCCTTCTCCGTATCTTTCCCGTGCGTATTCCTTTGATGTCCAGCTCCATTTCCTTTTTGTAATAAAATGTTGGGAATCCTTCGTAGCGGTCAAGTGCCGCCTCATCCGATTCCGTGACCTCCCATGCTGCAACGGGAACCTCTCCGCCCTTCTTGGGTTCTATGGTAAGATAGGCACCCGTAAGGCTTCCCTTGAAAAGCAGTTCATAATCTTTAATAACTGCAGTTCCGATTACCCTCGCATGCGGACATCTCATCCGCATCTGTCTGATGTTCAGGTTGCTGCCGTAAGCAATGTAATATCTTTTCTGCATAATGTTTCCATCCTTTCCGAAGGGAACACCCTTCTACCACCTTAAGACCGCACATGGCGGTCAATGCTCCAAGGTGGCAGGAGGCTGTTCTCTTCAAGCAGCCCTTCCGCTTCTGAATGCGGTGTCTCCTGCAAGTCTCTTTGTGAGGATGTCCCTTGCCGTCTTGAATTCATCCCCGATGAATCCGAGTCTTAAAAGCCATGTCCTCATTGCGTATTTTGGATTTTCTGTCTGCTGTGGTTTCGGACTTGCCGTCCTTACTTCCTTTGCCATCTGGCTGAGTGCAAGACAGAGCTGGATGTAACTTTTAAGCTGTCCTGCATGCAGTCCGTTCAGCTTTCCATCTGCCGGGGCATCAAATTGAAAAAGTCTGAATTCAACCGTCCCCTTTGTAAAGGTTGCATGGTAGTTCAGCATATGGTATCTGCTGTCATTGTAATGCTGATTCCGTCCGTAGCTTGCACCGTTTGAGGTGTACCAGATGTCTGCAAGAGCAGCCATCGTCTTTGGCTTCTTCTTGTTGAGTTCTTTGAGGAATCTTGGGTCTACCGTTCTGCAGTAGCGGTTCATCCTTCCCCTGTCAAGGTCTAAGGCATCCGCCAGAAGGTTCTCATGCCCCGCCATGATGTTTGCAAGATTTCTGAGTGTCTGCGGTGTGTGCCCTTTTGCACCGATGTGGATGTGTACTCCGCATCCCCTTGTTGCATCGCTCTTTGCTCCCGCATGTCTGAGCTTTCTGATAAGTTCCTGCAGTGTTTCAATATCGTTGTAGGTAAGGATCGGTGTCACCAGTTCGCATTTCTTATCATCTGGTCCCGCAATGCTGACGTCCTTCTGGAATTTCCATTCCCTTCCGTCCGCATCCCATGCTGACCATGTATAATATCCGTTTCTGGAAGCCGTGTTTTCAAATCTTCCCGTTCCAAAGAATGCGGCTGCAAGCTCTGCTGCCTTATCCCTCCTGATGTTATTCATCTCGACCTCAACTCCGATGGTCTGTTTCTTCATTTCCTCAATCTGTCTTGCAATCCTTTCGTTCATGGCTTGTACCTCCGTTTGTTTTCTACCCTTTCGGTAGGTACATATTCGCTCTAAAACACACATATATCCAGTTATATATGAGCCATAAACTGCACAAACATCTGCGGTTGGAATTGTGTATATTATGACTGTATTTTTCTCCATTCATCCACTCCGTAGATCATTGCAAGAGAGCCGTGTCCTTCCCACACCGTGTGGAGCTGTCCCGCATCATCCACGAACTCGACCGTTCCTATGGTTCCTGACGGTATCTTTCTGTATGGGTCATCAAGGCGGATAAGTTCCACCTTGGTTCCCGCAGGATATTCTTTTCTGAGTCTTTCAAGTGTCTGTCTGCTTACTCCGAACATACCGTTGTCCCCCTTTCTGCCCTGCGGTTGGCTTTCCATTTTTCCGCATCTTCCGGGGTTCTAAATGCCGTGTGTCCTTTCAGTCCCTTAAGGAAGAAATTTCTTACTTCCTTTCCTTCGCTCCCGCCAAATCCGATGGAAACAAGCCATGCCCTCATGTAATATTTCTCATTTTCCTCGATGGTCTGCTTCGGATTCACCCGCTTCTGTTCTGATGCCTTCTTTACAATGGCCGATGCCAGTCTGCAGTATTCCATCATGCTGTCCGTATGCGGGAATCCCGTAAAGTCAATGTTTCCATCCTTAAATGCAACTCCCTTACATCCGCCCTGTTCCGTGATGAACCTTACCGCTTCTTCCGTATTTTCAAAGGTTCTTTCGGCAAGTGCATCTGTCAGCGTATCCGTAATGGAAATGCACTCCCTTCCGGTTGCCCTGTTGATAAGGTACTGCTTGGAATGCATCATGTTTATCAGGTTGATGATTCCCTGCGGTGTCATGTCTCCGATTGGTATCTTTATCTCTGCTTCTGTTTCTTCCGTCTGTGGTTCCTGTGTTTCTTCTGCAACATCGTTCTGAAAAAGCACCCTTCTCACCTCATCTTCCATACTGTCATCTTCAAGAATGACCTTTGCGTCCCTGTCCACCGTGATGCTGCCGATGCGGTATGCAAAACTTGGTGGTCCAAGGTACTCTGATCTCTGTCCGAAATGCTCGGCTAAGGCTTTTACCAGTTCTTTTCTGTTTTCAGCGTTTGTTATAATTTCCATTCTGCTGATCTCCTTTCCTTTTGGTAGTACCATATATCACTCTGAACGCCCATATAGTCAAGCAGATAATGGTACTTTCCAAAAGAAAATGTAAGGTCAGTTTCTGGACTCCGGCAGGGACATCGCAACCGCATATGCCACGGTTGCCGTCACTGCATTCCCCGCCTGTTTATATAGCTGTGCATCGGAGTTGACAGCCGATGCACGGTCAAACAGCTCATCAGAAAATCCTTGTAACCGGAAGCACTCCCTCGGTGTCAGCCTTCTGATGCGTCCGCCCCTCATGAGCGTACCCATCTGACCAGAACAGTCCAGCGTCTGGGAACAGCCCTTGCCTACACGGCCCCGTCTGGTCGTACTGTCCGGATACGCAAGATTGATGCCGTCACCTTCACGGGCAACATCGTATCCTGTCTTTGTGGCATTCCTGACTTTCACGGAATCTTCCTTCTTACAGACATACACACCGTGTCTGTCCTGAGATGTCAGCGTGAACATCGGCTCTCCGTCATCCTTCATGCGTCTGCCGTTCTGTCTTTTCTCCATACGTTCCGGTGTCAGGACCGGATGAACTTCAAGCACCGCTGAGTTCATTGCCGTGTGGTTTGTCATACCGGCAGTGTACCGTGCAGTCAGGCATCTTGCCGTGTCCGTGATCTTCGGATCATGGTTGCTCTGGTCGATGAAATAAAGCCCTGTCTTTGCGCCGACGCCTCCGGCATTGCCGACAAGCGTTGCGGAGATGCCGTCCGTCCCGTAAACACGGTAACCCTGCATACCTCCTATAAGCTGGTTAAGAGCTGCTGCGTTTTCTCCGGTGAGAGGTAATATTTCTCGTCTACCTCTGCTTCTAAGATTTGCGATAATGAACACACGCTCACGGTTCTGTGGCACTCCGAAATTTTTGGAGTTAAGCACCTGCCACCGACAGTCATACCCTGCTTCGTCCATTTCAGACAGAACTGAGGCAAAATCGAATCCTGCATTGATCGATAACAGGTTCTTAACGTTCTCAACAAGTAAGTATGTGGGTTTAGCACTTTCTTCTTTACCTTTGAGGAGGTCAATAATGTTGTAATATATTCCACTTCTTTTTCCGACCAGTCCCCGCTGTTTTCCAGCAACGGAGATGTCCTGACATGGGAATCCGAAGCACCAGATGTCTGCATAGGGGACATCTTCGGATTTAAGTTTTGTGACATCATGAGCTTTCCACTCTCCTTCCGTATCATACATAGCCTCATAGGAGGCTCTTGCAAATTTATCATATTCACAGTATCCGATGCACTTATGGCCGGCAGTTTCCAGGCCAAGCCTGAAACCGCCTATGCCGGAACACAGGTCAAGAAATGTCATCTGCTTCATTATACATCCCTCCCCTGCATAAATCCTGATATGAAATTTTCATATTATCACGGAGCACATATACATCAGCATCCGAACCACGCTGTTCAATGTAGCGGTTCACGATGACATCCACGAACTTCTCATCCAGTTCAATGCCGTAGCAGATACGGTTCGTCTGCTCACAGGCGATCAGCGTGGAACCTGAACCGAGGAACGGGTCAAGCACGATGCAGTTGCTCATGCATGAGTTCTGTATCGGATATGCCATAAGTGCCACGGGTTTCATGGTCGGATGATCCTTGCTCGCCTTCGGACGGTCATATTCCCAGATGGTTGTCTGCTTCCTGTCGGAATACCACTGGTGCTTACCGCCTTTCTTCCATCCGAACAGGCACGGCTCGTGCTGCCACTGGTACGGACTCCTTCCAAGCACCAGTGCATTCTTTTTCCAGATGCAGCAGCCGGAAAGGTAGAACCCGGCATCCTTAAATGCCTTTCTGAAATTCAACCCTTCCGTATCCGCATGGAAAACATAAATGGAAGCATCCTGTTCCATCGACTGCTCCATGTTGACAAATGCTGCGAATAAGAATTTATAGAAATCCTCATCCGGCATGTTGTCATTTTTTATCTTTCCGGCTGTCTCCTCAACATTTACATTGTATGGAGGATCCGTCAGCACAAGGTTGGCTTTCCGTCCATCCATCAGTGCATCGTAAGTTTCCGGCAGAATGGAATCACCGCAGATGACACGGTGCTTTCCGAGCAGCCACACATCACCCGCCTTTGCAACGGTCGGTTTTGCAAGCTCCGCTTCCACATCAAAATCATCTTCCGTGATCTTCTTGTCATGCACGGAATTGAAAAGCTGCTCTATCTCCGGCGGTTCAAAACCCGTGACGCCGACATCAAAATCGGAATCCTCAAGATCCTTGATAAGGTCCGCCAGAAGTTCCTTATTCCATTCACCCGTGATCTTATTAAGGGCAACATTGAGTGCCTTTTCCTTGGTCTTGTCGATATCGACCATGATACACTCCACTTCCGTATATCCGAGGTCTGAAAGAACCGTGGCTCTCTGGTGTCCTCCGATAATGGTCATGTCTGAGTTGATGATGATCGGCTCGACATATCCGAACTCTTTAATGGAGTTCTTGATTTTTTCATATTCCTTATCACCCGGCTTCAGCTTCTTTCTTGGATTATAGGAAGCGGGGATAAGGTCTGCTATTTTATAACTCTGAAACTGCATCTTCCTGATCCTCCTCTGCTAAAAATCTGTGCCGGAAGTAACATTCACGGCCACAGTATTTTCTGTTCTTGTTTCCATAGGAAATAAATGGCTTCCCGCACTGCTCACATACAAGCGTGTAGGAAGCCTTCTCGCTTTTCTTCACTGCTTCGGGATGTGCTTTCCACCATTCCCTTCTGCATTTTTCACAGCAGAACCGTCTCGGTCTGCCAGTCTTTGGCTGTTCGATTGGATTACCGCAGAAATGGCATACCTCTTTACCGTCCACCATGAGTTTCATATTTTTTGAAACCACTGTGGCATATCCGGCAAGGTTATGCCGCTTGCAATAATTCCTGACGATGTCACGGGACAGTCCGATTGCCATTCCTATGGCTTTATATCCCATGCCCCGCATACGCATCTCATTGATCTGCTTTGCCTGTGTGTCCGTCATCCTTTCTCACTCTCCTTCCGGCACACGAAAAAAGGCCGGAAAAACAATGTTTTTACACTGTTTTCCAGCCTTAAATATTGCGTTTTTCATAATTTTCCGGCAAAAGAAAATACCCCTTTTTGCCGTGTTTTAAGTACATTCTGAGAAAATTATCCTGTCTGTTTTATATCCCCCCTGTTTAATTCTGCGAAAATTCACACAAAGGGGACCATCGGTCTTCAGCGGTTCAGACTGTAGAGCTTCAGATACCCCCACGTTCTTCCGTCAGAACCGATACTCAGGATTGTTATCTTCGTTCCATGTCTTTTTATCATGACAGGGCTTGCACAGACTCTGCCAGTTCTTCTCGTCCCAGAACAGGACGGGATCACCACGGTGCGGTCTGATATGATCGACCACGGTTGCTGTCACCGCATGCCCTTCTTTTAAGCACTGAACACACAAGGGATGTGCCTTCAGGTATCTTGCCCTTGCCTTCTGCCACTGCCTGTTGTAACCACGCTTGCTGCTGCTCGCCCTGTCACCACGGTGCAGTGCTTCATGCTCCTCGCAGTACAGTCCGTCTGTCAGCTTCGGACATCCGGGGTGTCTGCACGGCTTCTTTGGTTTCATCGGCATCTGCCATTCCTCCCTTCTATGTACACGGGCGGTGTGAAAGGATTGGAAAGGCACCGCCTTACGGCAACATAAAAAGGAGCGTTTCCGCTCCCTTTCTTTTTTGCCATCTTAATCATAGCAGATGTAAATTAAAAAGTCAGTAAACCATTAGTGCACCTTTAGTAAACCTCTAGTACACCACCTTTTTATTTCTTTAAGCGAAGCAGACTCTTACCAACAGAACTGATAGCTTTCCCACCCATCTGCCTTACTTGTTTACTGGAAATAAGTTTTGCAGAAACAGCAATCAGCATCATACCACCTACGATATTTCTTTTTGTCGTATCTCCTTCTTCTTTCAAAAATTCGTTATGTCCGTCTATTTCTTTTTCCTTGATACGATCAAGTTCCTGAATACGCTCTTTCGCCCATTGGATTTTTTTCTCATCTTCCGAGGTCTTTATAATATCATAAAGATCTTTTCTTTCTTGTTCCTGACCTTTATCTACAGTCTCCTTAAAACTGACAGATGAATCTACCGTCTGTTTATGTACTACTTTCAAAGAATCATAACCATGATTTACATTATCCTTTAAAACATTCAGCTTATCCATAAATTTTTTATGTGCTTTATCATATCTTGTCACATTAGTATTTGTTGTTCTTTTCTCTACCATTTATCATTCTCCTTCCAGAAAAGCCGTAAGTGCCTGTACTTTTTCTTCTACTGATTTCATTCTGTCACTGATTCCGCTTTGTAAAATAGGCTTCTTTTTCTGTATCAATTCTTTTTCCCTATGTTTTCTATCCGCCATATTACTAATAGCTTCCAGCAGTTCAAATTTCAAGATAATATTCTCATTATTTATAGTTTCATCATTAAAACCGAAATATTCTGGAGTCTTCTTAAGTTCAAATAAATGCGCCCCGCAGCGCACAAGCACAAACACGGATTCTCCAATATATAAAACTTCTTCTTTTCCATTATTCATTATCGATACCTGATATATTCCAGCACCGATTGCATCTATAATATTTTCGTTAAAAAAATCTATTTTTATCTTCATCATGCACCCCCGTCAAAATCAATTCTACCATAGTGCGAACAAAAAAGACAGCCGTCTGACTGCCTTAATTGTACTCTGCATATGCACCTATCTGTATCTGGAGTGCCACGGTGATCTGCTCCATGACCATGTCATCCAGCACTTCCCCGATTCTTTCTCCGAGCCTTGTTTTATCAAGGGTTTCCACCTGTTCCGCCAGTGCCATGCTCGGTTTATTCAGACCGCTGCTTTTCTTCAGCGGAATCTGCACATGGGTCGGAAGATACTTCTTTTTCCACACCCTTGCCGACAGCGGAATGACCGTAACCACAGGTGAATGCTTATTTGCCTTATTATTACTTACCACCAGTGCTGGACGGACACCGCCCTGTTCGCTTCCTGCCTTCTCTCCGAAGTCCACATAATAAATATCTCCACGCTTACACATAAAAACCTCCTATCCGAGGACAAAAGCTTCCACCTGTCTGTCCCTCAGTTCATACTGTTTATCCAGTTCCTTCAATGCTGCTTTTCTGTATTTACCGATCATCGTATGGCTCACATGATATCTTTCCATCATGATGTCCCATGTCATATCCTCATCCAGAAGATCCGTGATAATGCTTCTATGTCTTTCATCCAGTCCGTTCACTGCATGCTCGAAAAAATCCAGTTCTTCTTTCAGGAACATATATCTGTGGAAAAGGAAATCGTACCACTCGTCATTTTCCCGTTCCATTGCTGCCTTATACTTGATCGCTATGTTTGCCGTTTTATCGGAAAGAGTGCTCGTCTGCACCCTTTCCCCTTCCTGATGGGAATAAAGCATTGAATCGATCATGTCCTGTTCGCTCACTCCCTGAAACTGACGGAGTTGGAACTCAGTCACGGTCAGTTCCTTTTTCATGTCCTTATATTCCTTCATCATTACTTCTGCCGTCATCCGTCATACCTCCAATCCTTGCCTTTACTGCTTCTATCATTGCATTCTGTGTAGTATCCTTTTTTTCAATTGCCCGGAGGATATCTTCATCGACCGTTCCCTCTGTCACCAGATGCTCTATGATGACCGTGTGTTTCTGCCCCTGTCTGTAAAGTCTGGCATTTAACTGCTGATACAGTTCAAGGGACCATGTAAGCGAGAACCACACGATGGTTGAACCGCCTTCCTGAAGATTCAGTCCGTGTCCTGCCGATGCCGGATGGATCAGTGCCACCGGGATTTTCCCTTCATTCCAGTCCTCGATATCCTTCTTTGTATTGATATCCCTTGCCGGAAACCGTTTTAATATCCGCTCCCTGTCATGCTTGAACCAGTATGCAACCAGAAGCGGTTTCCCGTTTGCCGATTCGATCAGGTCTTCCAGAGCATCCAGTTTTCTGTCGTGGATATTACGGACATTGCCGGATTCATCATAGACTGCACCGTTTGCCATCTGCTGGAGCTTGTTGCTTAAGGCTGCTGCATTTACCGCATCGATGTCCTGTCCTTCCCCGTATTCGAGGATCATTTCATCTGCCATCCTGTCATAAAGCCCCTGTTCGGATTCCGACATGGAAACGGACACCCGGTTGCTTACGCATTCCGGCATATCAAGATAATCCACGGCTTTCATGGAAATGCTGATATCGGAAATCAGTTCATATATTTTTTCTTCTGCCCCTTCCCTCGGTTTATACGAAAAGATGATCTCTCGATTCCGCTTATCCGGCAGAAAGAACCTGTCACGGTAGCCGCTGATATATCTTCCAAGCCTCTGCCCCATATCAAGGATTCCGATCTCTGCCCATAAGTCCATGAGGTTTCCCGGTGTTCCCGTAAGCCCGATCACACGTTTTGCCATCGGTCTTACTTTTTTCAGGTCTTTGAACCTCTGTGCCTTTGGGGACTTGAAGCTCGACAGCTCATCAATAATGACCATGTCAAAATCAAAAAATATATTTTTTGTCATCCAAGAAACATTGTCCCTTCCAATGATCGTCACATCGGCTCCTGACAGAAGTGCTTCCTTTCTCTGCTCTGCAGTTCCCATTGCCACGGCAAATGTCATGCCGTAAAGATGCTCCCACTTTTTTATCTCTGCCGGCCATGTGGTCTCTGCCACACGCTTCGGTGCTATCACCAAGATCCGTCTTACTTCAAAATAGTCAAACAGCAGAAGCCACAGTGCTGTAAGCGTAATGACCGTTTTGCCAAGTCCCATGTCAAGGATCAGGCAGCTCACGGGATGTTCGATTATAAAATCTGTTGCATACTGCTGATAATCATGTGCTTTGTATTTCATCAAGGATACCTCCGATCTGTTCGATATTATCAACTACATAAACGGGAAATCCTAACCTCTCAAGCATCCTCTTTCTCTTCAGCTGAAGCGGTCTCGGCTTCTTCCCCGGTGCTTTCAGTTCCACAAATGCCATTTTCCCGTCCGGCATCAGGACGATGCGGTCAGGCACTCCATTCATACCGGGTGATACAAATTTTAATGCCATGCCTTTCCGCTTTTTTGCTTCTTCCCTCAAATGTCTCTCTACTGTACTTTCTAGCAAAACCGGATACCTCCTTTGCCGATTGCGGTTGCCATATGCCTTTAACTCCTATACGCGCATATATACATGAATTACTCTTTTTATCTTTATTTTTAATTCTCAACTGGATTTAATGGGAAACTGGGAAACTAAGAACCGCAACCCCTTATTTTCCAAGGTGTCAGCACGGTTTCCGACTACCGTTGCCCATCTGCATCTGGGAAACCTCGGAAACCGCCTAACGGGTTTCCTCTGGTTTCTCATCCATCCGCACAAAAGTCTTCTGCACTCCGTAAAGGGGGACTTTGGTCTTGCCCGTGGTATTGGAATCATACTTCTTCCATCCCCCGATCTTGTTTAAGATGCCTTCAATCTCATAGGAATCTGCCTTCTTTAAGTTCTGGCGCTCTTTGCCGAAGCACTCCACCCAGATCTCCATGATGCACACACGCTCACGCATGACCGTTCCTTTGACACCTACCGTCTCGAACTCTCCTCCGCCAAGGAATGCCCTTCTCTGGTAAATATCCATCGATGCCCAGTTGTCCGGCAGCAGTCTGTCAAGATAGTCCTGCACGATGCCCTCACGGTCATCCGACTCCATTGCCTCCTGCTGCATCTTATATGCTTCCTCTGCCTCCGCACCTTTTAAGAACAGCTCCTCGCCTTCGTTATACAGATGGATTGCCTCTGCCCAGATCTGGTCGACACAGTCAAGCTCCCACGGATGATGTTTTCCTGTCCCCGGCACATGCACGGGCCAGAATCTTCTGTTTCCGGTCACATCACGCAAGAATCCGCCTTCAGAGTTGGTGCTTCCCACAATGATGCATTTTCTTGGGTGGGACTCCACATTTACACCGTATGCCTGACGGAACTTATCATCCTGACGGGTAACAAAGGACTTTACTACCTCGACCTCGGTCTTGCGGATACCGTTCATCTCACTGATCTCAAGGATCCAGTTGCCGAGCAGCTTCTCGGCAGCAGTCTTATCCCTCATATCCGAGATGGATAAGGAATCCGAAAACCACTGCTTTCCGAGTATGGAAAAGAAGGTTGATTTTCCCATTCCCTGTGGACCGTTCAACACAAGTATGGAGTCAAACTTTACTCCCGGCTTATAAATACGTGCTACCGCAGCTACCAGTGTCTTGCGGATGACCGCCCTCGTGTAAGGTGTATCTTCTGCACCGAAGTAGTCGATAAGCAGTGTGTCGATACGCTCCTGTCCGTCCCAGTTAAGCGTGGCAAAATAATCCTTGATCGGATGATAAAGCCTGTCGGAAGACACCACGGCAAGCAGTGCATCCTTGAACTTGGTCGGTGACCAGATCCCGTACACCCTCTCGAAATACACCTTTGCATTTGCAAGGTCAGAATCGTTCCATCCGGGTTTTACCTGTTTCCAAGGAAGCGGACCGATGACATCAATGGTATCCTTGAACTCGTTGTATACGATATTTTTGAAGTTCTCATCATTGCGGATGATCAGTGCGATGTTCTGCAGTGTATCCTTGATGTTTCCCCTTCGGTCGAGTGCCAGCTTGTTCTGCCAGTCCTCATCCGAATCTGTGGAAAATTCCTGTACCGCCAGCTCCTGTCTTTCCCTTGCAAGCGTGTTCTTTACTTCTTCATCTGCAGAGACAAAATCCTGCATAGCTTTAAAGGACGGGAGTTTGCCCGGCTCTGTCCCTTCGGCTGCCCTTGCGTCCTTGTCACCGAACTTATGAAGCCTTACCACATCAAACGCATTCATCAGCTTTCCGCAGCACGGATCTGTTGCATGATGGCTGTATACGAACAGGTCATCATAGACAACAACTCCGGCTGCCGAGTCTGCCGGGATATAATCATATCTTCCGGGGATTGCCCTCGAATGCCTGTACACATCCGGGATGAACTTATCGATAGCCTGTGTCACCGTGTATGTGCGGTTGAATGCCCCGATCAGTCCGTCCTTTGAAAGCGGATCTGCCTGTTTCTTTATATCCCTCTGTACCACGGATGCCTGACGGTTGCTTACCGGCCATGCGGATACATCATGCCAGTCCTTATAACGTGCCAGCACTTCATCCGGATCCACTTCTGCCCCATCGATCTCCTGAAACACATACTCCCCGTCACTTGAAGTGCTCGGCCAGTACATGAGTCTGAAAGGCTCATAGGTGGAATCATCGAAAAGTTCAATGCCGATATCCGATGCAAGCATACGGCTTACCGCACCATATTCATCAGGAGTCACATCCCTTGTCAGGAATATGATGATACGCAGTCTCGGCTTTTCCGGTGTATGCTTATGGGTGGAATACACCACCATCTTCATGTCAAAGAACATTTCCAGTTCATCAATGATGCCCTGTGTCCCGTAATCCATGTCAAGCGTGATGGCGGATCTGGATACCACGCAGTCTTTCTTCCTGCGTCCGCCCTTCAGCTTTCCAAGTACAAAGCCTCCGACATCCTTGATGTTGTCCTGCTGTCCCTTCGGCATCTTCCTGTACTGCTCCATTGTTTCTGCAGTATATTTTGTCTTGGACAGACGGCTGACAAAATCTTCATATGTCATATCCGTGCAGTTAAACTTTTTGTCCATTCTTGAGTTTCCGATTGATACGAACATCTTTTCCTGCCTCCTTCTTTTTCTTCTTTTCTTCCTTTGCCACCCTTCCGACCGCAGTATTTGCAGTCGGGTCAGGATAGCCTTCGGTATTGCGTCCTCCCATGCAGCACCTCCTAATCTTTCTTGTAAAACGGACTTTCAAATCCGGCTGCCTTAAGCGGAAGCCCCTCACACCAGTCAGGGCATACCGCCATGATCTCATTTACTTCTTCCACCGAGGATGTTCCTTCCGGCACTTCAAGCACCACTTCATCATGGATATGGCACACGATGTCAAAGCCTTTCTTTTCGAGCCTGAGCATTGCTTCTGCCAGCACATCCCTTGCGGTTGCCTGAACGATGTTCTCACAGAATTTTGCACCGTAGGATTCTATCCTTGTCCATTTGCGGTTCGTACCGACACCTTCATAGCTGACGCTTTCCGAGCCGAAACGGTTCACGGTCATCCTCGGTCTTACATATGACAGCACCCTTCCTGACGGCAGTGCGATCTTTAACATCCCGGACTGGTAATATACCGTCACCCTTCCGACCGTGGTCATCTTCCGTTCCTTCACGGCAGCTTTTACCGCACCATCAATCTCATACCAGTAATTTACGATGTGCGGATTTGCTGTCCGCCATGACTGCACCAGACCTTTCAGTTCATCCTCTTCCACAAAGTTCAGTGCTCCCATGCTGATAAGCGCACCTTCCGCACCGCCATACTGACAGGCAAGCGATGCCACCTTTCCCCTTGCACGGTACGGGCTTCCCTTCGTAATCTCCTCTATCGGGATATGGAACATCTTCGATGCCGTCTGCTCATAGATCTTTCCGGCACCACGGAACTCCTCCATGACCCATCCCTCTCCGGCAAGGTAGCCCATGACCCTTGCCTCGATTGCGGAAAAATCGCTGACGATGAATCTGCATCCCGGCTTTGCCACAAATGCGGTACGGATCAGTTCCGAAAGCACATCCGGTATGGAATCATACAAAAGCTCCACAAGGTCATATCTGCCTTCCTTTACGATGGAGCGTGCAAGTTCGAGGTCTTCCATATGGTTCTGGGGAAGGTTATGGATCTGCACCAGTCTGCCGGCCCACCTTCCTGTACGGTTGGCCCCGTAAAACTGCAGTAATCCATGCACCCTTCCGTCCGGACAGACGGAACGTTCCATTGCTTCATATTTTTTGACTGACGTTTTTGACAGAGCAAGACGCAGCTTCATCATTTCCGCTACATCACCGTCCGTGTTTTCCACCAGTTCCTCCACGGCTGCCTTTGCAAGGGAATCAATCTCGATGCCTTTTCGTGCAAGCCATCCCTTAAGCTGTGCCACGCTGTTCGGATTCTCAAGTCCTGATATTTCATATGCCTTCTTTGTTGCCGTTTCCTTATACAGAAGGTCACAGGCCACTGCATGTGTGATAAGTTCCGGATCCACCATGATGCCCCTGTCATTTATCCTCTGGTCCATGCAGTACAGTTCCTGCTCCCTGTCCGGTATGGGAAACTTCGAGAGCTTATTCCTAATCTGCTTTTCCACATCCACGTCACGGATACAGTAGGTCTTGAACAGCTCCCACTTCTCCGGCTCATCAGATGGAAGGTTTCTTGTCCTGCCACCGTTTGACTTTGACGGCTTGCACGGCATACAGAAGAACCGGATCAGTTCCTTTCCTTCCGACATCTTTTTCTTATCAAGGTTCAGTGCTTCTCCCACGCCTTCCAGTGACAGCGGAAGCGACAGCATGGATGCCTGAACGAGCGTACATCTCCACCCTTCCAGCTTTAAGGAAAGACCAAAGTAACGGTTGATGCAGTTACGCTCGAACGCTGCATTATAGGCAGTCTTTATCACGGAATCATCCGTAAGCAGCTTCATGATCTCATCCGGCATTTTCTCCCCGGATGCAAGGTCAATAATCTTGGTCGGCTCATCGTTCAGACTGTATGCAAATAAAAGGATCTCAAACTGCTCCGATGCAGCATATCTATGTACCCCGCAGTCCGGGAGTGATACATCCGAGTAGGTTTCAATGTCAATTGCAAGTGTGTCCATAAGCCTGTCCCTCCGCTTTCTTCTTTATTCTGTTGATCCCCGTTCTCGCAGCATCCACGTTGCCGGACTTTATCTGTCCCTTGATGGTGCGGAACGTATTATATGGAATATATTTTTTTATGCTGTTTAACTCTTTCATCAGTTCCTTCATGGCATCTCCTTTATGTATCCGGGCGGTGTATGCCACCGCCCTTCCTATGATCTACTGCTTTGTTCCTATGCGAGGAAATCATCCTCCGCATCCACTGCCTCGAACTCATCCCTGGCATTTGCTCTGGAGCCGAGAGGCTCTCCGTCCCTTAACTTCTGTACATTTCCGAGTCCGGCAGCAACACCCTTATTTCCGTTGCTGTTGTAAGCGTAAAATGTAATGGATACCCTTCCGTAACAGCCGGAATATACCTCGCTCTGGTCAAGGATCGGCTGTACCTGTCTGTCCACGATCTGAGGAGCCTGTTTTGAATTGGCATTCAGGAACATGCTGTCCGCATATGCCTCATCCTCCGGTCTGTCAATGTCTCCGTCTCTGAGTGGGGTCTTCAGGTTTGCCGGGATCTTACCGCCCCACTTGCCTTTTCCTTCATCCTTTGCCACCTCGATTGCCTTTTTGATCTTGGCAATTGTCTCCTTATCATTCTTGTCGATGATGCAGGAGACGGAGTACTTCGGTTCGCTTCCATTGATGGAATCCGGCTCCCACAGGTGTGCGTAGCTCAGTCTGCAAGGTACGATTACTTTAGTTAAGTTTGCTGTTGTCATAGTCTTAGTCCTCCTTAAAATCCGCTTCTGCGGTTGCTGTTTTAACTGCTTCTCTTTTATCTGAATCCGGCACCAGTGTGACCTTGCCGTCAGGCTTGTACACCAGTGAACCAAGAATCTCATTAAATTTCTTTTTGCCCATCAGTCTTTCCATCTCGGTAATACCGATCAGGCTCTTTTTAAAGATATCCGTGTACCCAGCTTTCTGTGCTGCCTCTGCCACATCCTCTTCATCCGTATATTTACGGTTGCTTCTTCCCAGAACGAGCTTGTATCCCGGCCATTCCTTATGGTTGACCACCGCTTCATTCTGTGCATAGGTGTAAACCTCTTCTGCCCATTTTTTCAGGGCGTCTGCCTTGGAAAGGACTTCTGTAATTTCCTCATCCGACATAAGGGCCGGCTCGGCAAATTCCATCTGGGCAAGTTTTAAATATTCCTCTGCCCTTGCACGGCACGTAAATCTTGCCTTGCAGAATCGGCAGTGGTCTCCGGCTTTGAACTCTCCCTCTCCGGCAAGTGCCTTTGCAGCTCCCGGCTCAAGCACATCCTTTCCCCATGCAAGAAGTTCTTCTGCAGATATCTCCCATGTGGAAAAATGCTCGATTCTTGGCTGGACAATCGTAAGTTCCACCGTATCGATTTCATATAAGAAACCGAGCATATCAAGGACTCCCAGTCCGTAGATCATAAGCTGGACATTTCTTTCCGCATCGACCATCACGCCCTTGCCGAGTTTCAGGTCAATAATATGGATCTTATGGGAATCGACCACCACCATATCTGCAGTACCGAAACATCCTTCGATCCTGTGTGCCAGGCTGACCTTCAGTTCCACTCCGATGAATGGTTCATCACAATCCTTCCTTGCCTGTTCGATCTGGGTGATGTTATATTCCACGTAATCATCCACGGCTTCGAGCAGTTCATCCGAATAATAATCAGATACAGGTCTTTTAGTCCTTTTCTTCAGATACTTATTGATGAGGTACTCTGCCATCGCATGCCCGGCACTCCCCTCTGCTGCGAAGGGAGATTCTTCGTCCGGGAACTGCTCCTCCAACAGTAATGATGGAGGGCATTCCAGACGTCTTTTGCCGGACGATGGGGAGAACCTTGCATGTCCGCCCATTAGAGCACCTGCGCTTTCTCATACAGTTCCGGCAGTTTCTCATCAGGAACGTCTGACAGCTTCTGGAATCCGAACTGCTCGATCAGGTTCTTTACCTCCGAGGTCTTTCCTGATCTGGACTTGTCCGCAAGGAAAGCACGGACCGTCTTCCTGTCAACGGCTGTCTCCTTCGGTGCAGCTTCTTCCTTCGGTGTATCTGCCACAGGAGTTTCTTTCTTTTCAGCCTTCTTCACAGGCTTCTCCTCTTTCTTTGGTGTATCTTTCTGTGCTGCAACCATCTTTCTGATTCCGGCAGCAATCTGCTCGTAGCCCTCGGCCACTAATAACAATGCCTCACTCATGGCGTTCTCTCCTTTCAAATGCGTGCCAGCTTCACATCACCTGTATACACATCGATTTTGTTTACGCTGGACTTGTACTTCCCCCAGTCCATCAGAATATGGAACGGGTACTCCTTTACTACGGTTGCTCTCTTCTTTTTATTTCCGGCAGTGATCATAAGACGGTCACCCGGATACAGTCCGTAACGGACATTGACTGCTGACATGGCGGACCTCCTACTTCAACACCTTCAGATTTCTGATGATGCCCTTGTATCTGGCATCCGCACGTTCATCCACAGGAATGGTTCTGACATTCACGGGATTGAAATCTGTATCATAAAGCCTTACAGGCTTCCTTGTTTCCTTTGCATGGTCGAGTTCAAACTTCATGCCTTCCGTGATGTCGAAACCGAACACATACACCTCATCGCACATATCCATGAGTTCAAGACCCATTGCGATGCCTGTCATTCTCTCGTTTGGAATATTGTCATCGAGGAATGATGGGAAATAGAGATGTGGTACGATTGGAACGTCACCTGACATGGCAGTGATCCTTGCGTAGCTCACTGCATTCTTTTTGTTTTCCTCGACTCTGCCCCGATAAGGGCTGCAGATAAAAATTTTCTTCTTCATAATAAAATCATCCTTTCTCATTCGGCTCTCATGGCCGTGGGGTTCTCGTCAATATTGTTCGTGGACAACAGATCGTCATCTGCTTGTCCTAGACAGCTGGACTATACTTGTTAGAGCCGTATTCACGGAGCATCTGGTCAAGCACTTTTTTCTGAGCATCATCAGCTTTTTCCATCAACTGTTCCAAAACTGACGTCTGTTCCTTTGAAAAAATATTTTTATGTGGGTGATACCAGTCAGCGATACGGACACCGCCTCCGTTACCTCTAGTAGTTTCAAGAGGATACTCAGCCGTAAGTACAAGAATGTCATTTCGGATAGTTCTATCCGTAACACCAAGCTCTGCAGCTAAGACCTGCATATTCTCTTGTCTTCGTGCGACCATGATTCGCATGATCTCAGCTCTTCGCTCATTTGCACTCACAGCTTTTCACCTCCCTTCGTCCTTGTCTGATAGAAATATAAAATCCAAATAGGAAGACTAATTTCCTATTCGATTTTTTTCTTGAATTTTTTTCCTATTACCTTCTTCTCTTTATTCGCTTTTTTATTTTGAAAAAAATCGTGTTTTGAATTTTTCAAACGGAGAATATATAAGGTTAGGTATTTTTATCTCCAATGCTGAACTGAATCTCATCGGTCAGAAGAACATCTATACTACCCAAATGCGTATCGTAATCAGGTATCTATATATTTGTTCTCCCTTTTGTTCCTGAAAATCTTTAATTCTTTGTTCACTGCAATGGAGAAAATTATCTGTGTAATTAACCTAATCCGTCAGCTTTCCATTTTTTTGAAACAAAAAAGCCAACAGTCTGTCACACAAACAGGCTGTTGGCTAAAAATGGCTGACTTTAAGAAAGCCACTAGAATCCCTGATTTTTTACAGCATTCTACTAACATCCCTGTTTCGTAGGCTACTGTAATATCAGCACATTCTAGTGGCTGTCTTTACAAGCTAGTCCGATTATTAAGTTTACTGTTCTGCCCATCATAAAACACAGGCATTTTCTGCTTTTCCTATCTGAATCGGAATATCCTCTTTCGTAACTGCACATTTATGAAGCACCACAACATTCCCTGATACTTCCGTCTCTGTTTTGCATACAAAGCATTTTTTGTTGTATGGGCACTCCTTGGTGCATCTATGTATCACTCCATCTGCCATGTGTTCTCACCTTCTTTCCATAATCTGACATCTTTCTTTTTATGATATGCCTCGTGTCGAAAAGTTATAACAAAAAGTATGCATATTTTTTCAATTTCTTCATATCTTATTCTGAAACCTATATTATTGTGTTATACTGATTAACCCTGTAATATATTCCATGAAGTAATATAATATTTATATTTTCTTTGCATTCATTTGTTCGCTAACTTGCTAACACCCAGGACAAAAAAATATGCGGATCATTCTGTAATCCGCATACTTCAACCTTCTGCTAGTAATTACAAGCCAAATCAAAAGAAATCACGTTAAGAATATCTGTACTCAGTTGTGTCTCCTGTGGAATATATCCAAGCTGTTTCAGTCTGTATCCTGCTGCTTCAAATGAGACATTAAATACGGAAGCCACTTCTTCAGCCAATGCATAATAACAAAAAATCTGCTGCAGTCCGGGCCGTTTGAAATTATCAGCTACCATCCGCACCATTGAAACAGGCATCAGAACTGCAGATGATAACGCATTCGCCTGCCACTCCATCCAGTCCCTGTCTGTCCAGCTTTTCGATGTCCGGCAGTCCATCTTCTTTGTGTCCACACGGCACTGAACCATTGGTGCCGGAGTTTCTCCCATCAGGTCAAACAGTGTTATCTGGTCAGGATCATAGGCAAAATATTCTTTATGTAAAAACTCATGCCCTGCCTCGTGTCCCATCGTAAAACGATATCTGTGTTCCTGATTTTCTTCCAAGAGCATCTTATCGATTATCACGGTATGTGCTTTTGCGCTGATATAATCTGCACAATTATTCTGCGGATCATACACGGGTACTTTGTCCGTGTCATTGAACACCGTCATCCCAAGATAAACACCGCAGTGCGATAGGTACTGAAAATCCTGATCCATTCCCAGATAATCCTGTGCCAACAAATCGATATCTATTTCCTGTGGAGATTTTAATGCTTCCGGCATAAAATCCCCAACAATATTCTGTCCGATAACATCAATCTCTTTTCTGCTTAACACTGGTGCCCCAGATCTCTTTCTTTTAATTTCAGGTCTATACATATATAGGTTCTTACCCCTTTCGCTTTCTCAGTTCCTCGACAAACTGGTTCCATTCTTCTTCTCCTGCATCCAAGTCCCTTGCTGTCCTCAAAGCTGCACTGACATAGTCCCGCTCCATAATATATTCTGGAAGGTCTGGTGCTACGGCATTTCTCTTCTTTCCAGCAAGATCAAGCATCTGTGCGTTTTCTTCTTTTGACAAATTCAGTATCTGTGCGAGTTGTGTAAGTTTTTCCATATCGAAGGGGTTGCGTCTATCTTTTTCTACATCAGTTAAAAATGGCGCTGATACGCCTAACATATCAGCCATTTTCCTCAATGTAATTTTCTTTTCAACTCTCTTCCTGCTTATAAATTCTCCAAAATTCGCATACATCATAATTTTCACCTTTTCTTTGTTTTCACTTTTCTTTTCGTTTTCGCTTTGTTTTTCGCTTTTTAACTTTTTCGCATTTTCACTTTTTATATCGGTGTTCATTTATTAGCACGCTTGCTTGTTCGCTAACTTGCTAACTAAAGTATATAAAATTTGAAGGGGATTGTCAATCATATTTTTTGCAAAATTATCCCCTTCCATTCACTTTAGTGTATGTAGTCATATGGAGAACGATATCCCGTCCTTTTTTCTGTCTTTTTATGTATGGAAGAATCCGCATCTTCATAACTTGCAAAAAGCCTGTTGCTTCTCACCTGGATGCCGCCTCTTGTGCCAAACCGGATTATATAAAAATCTCCGTTCCGCTTAACTATAGTCACTTCACGGATGATCCGGTTGCTCTCGACAATATAAGCTGTCGAACCGATTTCAAATGTCAT